ATCTCATCTGGTGAGACTGTACCGAATCTTCCAGGACTTGAGTTGACATGGGTTGTGTCACTACTCTTCCAGCAGGCGCGCGTAAGCACGTCGTTTTCTTCCATAAATCTGCCGGAAGATCGCGGTTACTTGTGGGGATATGGCTTCTTCGCCGCTCCCAACGTTCGCCGATCAACGCTTATGCATGTACCGTGTCACGGTTCACTTCATACGTTCTTCACAAATATGACGTGTCAATACGCATTCACTGTGACAAGTGGATTGCTACGTAGGCGAGTTATGTTTTGGGACGGTCTCTATGTCGCGGCGACGGAGCAGGCACCGCATAATGGAGGCTCCATCCAAGCACTATGGGATGGATTAAACGTTGGTGGCTTTGGCGATGTCTGGTTGTGGAGCACGGTTGACCAGACCGCCGGAAGAATTGAGTTCGTTGCTCGGTTCTTCGTGGAAAGTGCGGGTGGATCAATCGTTCTCACTGTGCAGGGTGATACCGCGATACACTTCGTGAAGGTCACCATCACGCAAGACGGTAGTGTTGTCTGGGATCTTCGACAAAACGGTGGAGCTACGAGAACATCCACCGGTCCATCTGTGCCAACTGATGAAGATTGGCACTGGTATGGAGTCTACTGGAACTCAACAACCGGGCAAGTGATCTTTGCGATTGACGGTGTTGAGACGGCGAACTCGGTGAGTGTACTGTCAAATAACGCAAACACAGATAGCTTTATCGAGATGACACTCGTCATGCAGAACGGTGCGCAGATCTCCGACATCTACGTCGACGGCGGCATCAACGAAACATCGTCAGACACATCGACGACTCTCATCACTGCGACGAGTGACTGGTTTGCAGACTCGTTCACGCCAAACGCGTTCATCGATAAGAGTGATACGTTACTTGACGGTATTCTCTTCATTGATGGATCACTCGATCCGTGGGAGATCTTACAAGATCTCGCGCAGTCTGACTTCGCCGCTGTGTATCTCGACTCATTTGGTCAGATGCACTGGCGTAACGGAAGATCAGATGCCTCTGATGAGGGACAGACGATCGTCCGTGAACTTACAGCGCGTGACGCGCTTCTCGATGTAGATTACACAAGTGGTGCGTCGCAGATCGCTAACGTGGTGTCGGTTTCATACACACCTATTGAGATCATCATCGATGGAGATTACTACCGACCAGCGGGTGCGATTAAAGTACCTGCGAGTAGTACGTTGACGATCACGTTTGAGGCACCGGGACCGCTCGTTCCAAGTGCGCCGTTCTCAGCGACACTCACCGCAGCGAACACACAGGCTGATGGATCGGGAACTGATCTTAACATAAACTTTATTCTCGTTAGTTCATCGTTTGGTTCGCAGTTTGGAAGTGTCTCATTTGAGAATCAGTACGCGCAGGATGTATGGCTCGTTGATACGAGTGGACAACCCGCGTTCGTACTCATCGCGTCATGGTTTCAGCAGTCCGCCAACGCGGAACCTGTGACATCAACCGACGATAACTCGATTCGTAAGTACCGTGTGCAGCCTCTCTCAATCGGATCGACGGTATGGCGACAGCGTGAGGACGCGGCTGAGATGCTCGCCGAACAACTCGTAGGTGATCTATCGACGCCTCGACCGATCGTTCGAAATGTGAGGATAATTGGTGATCCACGACTCGAACTCGGTGACCTCACCACTCTTAACGATGAAAATGGAATCGGTCTCAACGGATCATATCGGTTGAGTGGCATCTCATCACGATACAGTGCAAGCTCAGGATTTGGACAAACGATAACCGCGCGTGAGGGTCCTGAGACCGCTGACTGGGATGAAGATAGTTGGGATAGCGACGAGATCTGGGGATGAGAGATGACGGTTAACTTACCGGTCGCCGGTAAACTTCGTCGTGATGAGTGGGGTATTCCGCTTACTCAGCAGTGTAATGATCACGATGACTTTTTGTCGACGTTCCGACTTATCGAACGTCTATCCGCCGACACAACACCGGTCAACAACAGCACAGTACTTGTGACGATTTCTGGTCTCGTTATCCCAGTTGAGATTAACACCGGATACATCTTTGAGCTGTACACACCGTATAGCTCAAATGCGACCGCAGATATTAAGATTGCGTGGGCACTTCCTACCGGAAGTGTTGCTGACTTTGGTATCGACTACTGGGACACAACGTCACCAACACCGGCGAAGCAGTTTGGGCAGTCATCTACGATACCTACCACTGGACAGCAGTGTGGTGGCTTCGCGGCTGACCTATACTGTCGATTCTTTGGATCATTCTTAACAGGTAGCACAGCTGGTAGCTTCACACCTCAGTTCGCACAGGTAACTGCGAACGTGTCGAATACCGTGATTCGGCGTGGTGCCTATCTACGACTGGAAAAGATTCCAGTATAATCGGTTTATGCTGGTTATCGTGCCATCCCGCGGTCGACCACACAACGTCGACAAGCTTATTGAGTCGATGATGGCGACTCGCACGGGTAACTCATCCCTTCTCGTTGTCGTTGACAGTGACGATACATCACTTAGGCGTTATGAGGAACTCGACTGGCCTAAGTGGGCTCGTCTCGTTATCCAGTCGCCACGTCGGATCGGGCCAACGCTCAACGATTTCGCCGTAGCCGCTCCTAGCTTTAATGATCAGGTTGACATCATTGGTTTCATGGGTGATGATCATCGACCACGTACCGTGGGTTGGGACTCGATCATTGAGCAGGCGATGAAGAATCAAGATGGTACAGGATTCGTCTACGGTAATGATCTTCTTCAGGGTTCGATGCTGCCAACCGCGATATTTATCTCATCGAACATCGTCCAGTCACTTGGGTACATGTGCCCTCCTGGGATGCAGCACATGTACCTCGACAACGTGTGGAAACTGTGGGGTGAGCGGATTCATCGACTCACGTACCTAAACGATGTTATCATCGAACACATGCATCCAGTAGCTCGCAAGGCTGAGTGGGATGACGGTTACGCGATCGTCAACTCAGGTGAGATGTACCAAAGTGATGAACGACGAATGAATGAGTACATCCTCGAGCAGCTCGAGGAAGATGTCAAAAAGATGAAGGAGTTGCTGTGAGAATTGAACGAATGAGGGAACGACACTCTCCCGAAATGCTGGCTGAGATCTACGAGAAGCCGCATGATCACACGAAGTTCGAAGATCACCTACTGCGAGTTGACGCAACGATCGCACTCGCGCGGTGGTTGATTCGAGATATTGAGAAGCCGATCGTAGCGGATCTCTCATGCGGTAACGCGGCAATCCCACGAGCGATTGTATCGGCGAATGCGTTCGGTGAGGGACGCCTCCTCCTCGGTGACTTCGCTCCGGGGTATCTTCGTCACGGTCCATTGGAAGAGACCATTAACGATATCGAGCACGTAGATCTGTTCATCTTGTCTGAGACGATCGAACATGTTGACGATCCTACGTTGGTACTCAACGCGATTCGCGTGAAGTCTGATCGTCTCGTGCTCTCCACGCCGATCGACGAGAAGCTCGAGGATGACAACCGTGAACACTACTGGGCGTGGGATGTTGAGGGTATGGAACATCTGCTTAAGGCAAGCGGATGGAATCCCGTGACGAAGATAGAGCTAACGTTCACCGACTGGTTCTTCCCATACAACTTTCAGATCTGGGGATGCAAGTGAGATTGGTGACAGAGGTGGAGAGTAACGATATCACTGTCGCGATCCCAACGATTCCAGTAAGACAGACCGAGCTCTTTCGAGCACTCTCCTCGGCGATCGCTGATCAGACACTACCGGCAGACGCGGTTTCCATTGCTGTTGATCTTGATCGACGAGGTGCGGCAGTGACTCGTCAGCGTGCGCTCGATGGTGTGAAGACGAAATGGGTTGCGTTTCTCGATGACGATGATTACTACTACCCAACCTATCTCGAGACGTGCGCACGACTTGCCGTTGAGAACTTGGCTGATGTTGTCTATACGTGGTTCGACGGGAACAATCCGTTCCCGATGCACCGTGGAAAGCAGTGGAATCCGGACGATCCACATCACCTGACGATGACGTTGTTCGTTCGTACAGAGCTCGCGAAGGCCGTAGGCTTTACAACCAAACATCCAGAGGGTTGGGTCTTGCCTCAGGAGGACTGGCAGTTCATTCTAGGTCTTCGAGACGCCGGTGCTAGGTTCGTTGGAACTGGCGACGTCCTCTGGCATTACACGGTCAATGGTAAGAACACGTCGGGACGGCCGGACAGATGGTAGATGACGTTACAGTGGTGATTCCGCATCTACCGAATCGTGCACTGCTGCTCAACCGTGCGGTGAGTAGTGTCGTCTTTCAGTGGAGGCAGGCCGATGCGATTCACATTGAGACAGCGTGGAGTGGTGAGGATGCCGCGACCGTGCGAAATCGCGCACTGGCTACCGTTCGCACGAAGTGGATCGCGTGGCTCGACGATGATGATGAGTTTTTACCGCATCATCTTCAGGCATGTATGGACGCAGCAGAGTCGTCAGGCGCTGATCTCGTGTACCCAGGTATGTGGATCGAGGGTAAGGCAGACCCACTTGCCGTCGCTGTCAACGGACGATGGGTTAATCCCTTTGGAGTGACGTTTGGTCAAGAGCAGGAGATGCATCTACGTGACTCGGGTAACTTCATTCCCATCACGTATCTGGTGTTGACCGATCTCGTGCGGCAGGTGGGCGGGTTTCCGCCACCCACCGATAAGGTTCCCGAGGATCACGGTCTTCTCATCCGACTCCTCGATGCAGGAGCGAGATTTCATCACGTACCTGAGCGAACGTGGCGTTATCACGTGCATGGTGGAAACACAGGTGGAGTCTTAAGGTGAAGATCTACGTCTACCCAGCTGACCGCACTGGATGCGGATACTTTCGTCTCATCTGGCCGGCGCAGGCACTGCGTGCAAAGGGATACAGCGTTGAGATCATGGATCCTCGCCACCGCGCGTTCAACGCGCTCGTTGACGTTAACACAGATAAGGTTCTCGACGTTCAAGTCCCTACCGATGCGGATGTGATCGTACTGCAACGTGTAACGCACCGTCACATCGCTGAGTCGATTCCGTTCATCCGCGCAAAGGGTGTCGGTGTTGTCGTCGACATCGACGATGATCTCGCAGCGATTCATCCACGTCACCCGGCGTTTGTGAACCTACATCCTCATAAAGATCCACTAAAGGTTGGAAATAAGAACTCACTGTATCACAACTGGCACAACACAGCACTCGCGTGTCGTGATGCGAGCATCGTTACCTCGTCCAGTCAGGAACTGCACGACCGCTACGCAAATCACGGACGTGGCTTCGTGATTCGCAACTACCTCCCTGACTTCTACCTCCAGGTGGCACACGAGGACTCCGACCGAGTTGGTTGGGGTGGCTCAGTTATGTCGCACCCCGACGACCTGGATGTCCTCGGTAGGTCGGTGAAGCTGCTGATCGGAAGTACCGACCGTGACTTTCACGTGATCGGTCCCGAGTGGGGAGTCGCCGAGGCGCTCAACATCGACGCGTCACGAGTCGTAGCCACTGGACCGGTCGACATGCATAAGTGGCCCGAGGCGTTGACGAACCTGGGTATCGGCATCGCACCACTCAGTGACACACGGTTCAACGGTTCGAAGTCGTGGCTTAAGCCACTGGAGTACGCCGGACTCGGTATCCCGTGCGTGATGTCCCCACGACGTGAGTATCGGGAGATCTCGAAGCACGGGATCGGTATCTCAGCGAGTAAACCGGATCAGTGGTTCAAGAAGTTGAGACAACTCACAACTGATGACGTCTACCGACGTGAGCTGGGTTGGCATGCGAGAGAAGTTGCAGCGCAGATGACGATTCCGATTCACGCATATCGCTGGGCAGAGGCGTGGACGTCAGCTTACGAGCGTCCTTAAATCTGCCAAGATAACGCGCAACTCATGCAGATCTCGAGACTTTGCGCTTCCTGGTAGATATCATATCCTCCACAACCAGGACAGCGAACTCGCTCTCTACGACGAAGAAGGGCGGTACGCTGAAAAACAGTCGTACCGCCCCACGTTCCACTCTCCCCGTGTTTTAACGCCCAGTCGAGACACTGTCCACTGTGGATGCACATGTTACATATCTTAAGTGCGACTGGATGTGGTTCTCGATCTCTCTTATCGTCACCGTGAAAGAGACCAGGATCTTCATCACGACACGCTGCGTGAGGAAAGTTTGGTAACTCATCACGAAGTATCTTCACTTACATATCCTTGGTTCGTAAGTAACGTTCAAGTGACTCCATCGTCGCGGTAAGCTTGCGCATGTCATCGCCGATCGCAGCCATTGCGTACATCTGTGCGTACTGCGTGTACCACTTATTGGCCTCGATGTGACCCTTGTATGTCGGATCACCCACCGTATTTGAGCTACCGAAGCAGTAGATATCAGTCAACGCCGTGACTCGTTCAATGAACTCAGTTGGCTTGGTTCGCCGCATCTTAGGATAACGACTATCGATGTCACGCTCGGCGCGTTCACGAATGCTCCGCCTACGTAGAATCGCCAACTCCTCACGACGACGTGCATACGTTAGATACTTGTCGCGAAGTTCGGCGTTAGTCTTACTGCGATCAACTTCGTAATCTTCCATCGTTTCTCCTTCGTAAGTCGAATACTATCGACTTTGTCATCATTTGGAAACAACGAAAGGAGGCCAAAGTTGACCTCCTCACGTCACTGGAACGAGTCTTACCGAATGTTCTCGTTCCGATCGCCCGAGTCGGCGTTACGCATCGCGTTGACGACGCTGTCCGGTTCATCATCGTCAATCACAACAAGTTCCATGTCGTCGTCTACCTGCGGGGCTTGGTTACGATCTCGGTTTTCACGCTCACGATCACGTTCAATCATTGTTTTCTCCTTGGTAGCTCCCTTCAGCCAACTGTATAAGGCTGCTTATAACAATATTATATCAAGATTAAGTTGAAGTGTAAACAAATCACGTCCCGTTCTGCGACGGGACGTGATTTGTGCGTCGATCAGAGACGAGTCAGGATGTGCGCCGCGGTTTTATTAATCGCAGCGTGAGTCTGCCCTTGAAGTGCGGCGACGAATCGTGACTCTGGTGAACCGCCAGTGCGACCCCACTCGAAGTAATCCGAGACGGCGTTGACCAATCCCCATCCAGTACCTGCGTATCCTACGTATGGCGACGTATTGAATCGCTGGATTATGTTGTCGATCACCTCGGTGGTCTTAGGACGTTTAAGAAGAATCTTAGTGAGTACGAGTTTTGCCTGCTCGTTGTTCACCTTTTTTGCCGCTAGCTTCTCGACGAGTGCGTTGAAGTGTGTTGCGTAGTCTCCGATCTTTTTCAGTGATGTCAACGCCTCGGAGAGTTTCGCCTGCATCGTTGACGTATGTTTCACAGTCCAGCGATGTTGCACACCCGCGTTGAATGAACGAAGTGTCATCTGATTCATGCACTTACTGCGAAGTGGCATGACCATCAGCTCAACGGCGCGAGTGAGGTCGTGCGACGTGCGAAGTACGACGAACAGGTCGTGTGGATCGCCGCCATCGAGCACGTTCAACTTCACGTTGTTTGGTGCGCGAACGACCATGAATCCTTGCTTGCCACCCTTGAGGGCACCCGCCGCGACGTACTCTGGATTCACCTGGTCCATGAAGTCGAATGCCTCGTGATACTGCAGGACCGGATAGCCACTGGAAACGATCGCGAGTGGTTCGTTGGTGTCCGTGCGGACGACTGCGCGACGATTGGTAATCTCGTCATGAAAATCAAGAGCACCTTCAGTCTCAACTTCGGGTGTACCAAAATACACCTTTCGCAGCTCTACCGTAAAGTCAAGACCACCGTGTTTCGCCGCATCCTTCGCAGTCAGTGCGGTTTCGGTCAGCTTGCCGAGTTTCATCCACGGAACCTCACGTGCCGTGAACTGGACGTTCTGCCCGCCCTCAGAGATCTCCGTTGCCGGAGTCTTCGTAACCATCATTCCTCCTTCGTTGTAGCATTGTGCTACGCGGCGTACGAGGCATCGAACCTCGACGTGCAGGCTTTCACACGTTACCACCATTACGCCCCGCAGTCTCGATGGGAATCGAACCCACAACTCCTGCTTGAGAGGCAGGTGAGTTGCCCTTACTCTACGAGACCTTGGTGGGATACGCTCCCACGGGCGTCTTACTCTACGTTTACGGTTTCACTGAGAAAATCAAGAAGTGCGCCATATGACGGCATCTTCTGTGCGGCGTGATAGAACTCGTTCTTAGCTTCTACTCCGTGTACATCCTCAATAGCCGTACCAACACGCGCCATGAGAAAGAATGCGTTGCCATCGGTGCCGGTAAGTTGAACAGTGATGTCGTACTTTGGCATCATTACTCCTTTAGAGGGAAACTGTGGTTACGACTGTGCGATTGAGACCGTTGGCGAGAGCCTTTGAGAAGCTGCGATACCGCCTTTGACCTAGTAGCTTGTCACCGCTTACGATGACGCCGTCGACGTAGATGATCCAGTAACCGCTGATCGTTACACCGGTGACCTTGACGCCGAGAAGATCGCTGAGCTGCCGCATGACGTCATCCTGCGCGGAGATGTTTGTCCGGTCTGGGTCACCCTCGATGATGATCGTGTCTGTACCCTTGAGACCTATGTTCATTGTCTCTCCTTCATCGTTGTTCGTTGGGAGCCTCGATCCGAGGAGTCGAACCTCGGTCCTCCGGGCCGCATGCCCGGTGTGCCGTTACCGTCACACTCATCGAGCGACTAGGATTCCCGCCTAGCCTAACCATCCGGTTCTCACCAAGATCGAGGGGAATCCGACTTCCGCCGGCTCAGTTATGGCTCCCGGTTCGTTACCTTATGAGATAATTCTAGCTCGGTGATGTGATGATGTAAATAGGATCTCTCAAGATCTTTAGATGACGAAACCGGCCGTAGGTAACTACCACGGCCGGTGTCGAAAGTGTCTCTAGGGATGATTGAAATCGGTACAAACTATTACTTACGGGTTGGATCCAACACCGTTGTGAGAAACCGCTGGAGCCATGCTGATGCCTGCCGCGGTAAGCGCAACGATGACGAGCTCCCAGATCTCCTGCTGAGTGACGCCGTCAACGATGATGATCACAAGCGCGTTCAGCACAACGAGTACGACGCCGATCGCTGTCTTCATCCACGGCCACTCCGGGGTGAGTGGCACCATGTACACACTAATCGCGGTGACGCCCGCGATGATGATCGCAATCATCTCGGTGACGGAGACCGTGTTGTCATTGAGAAAGTTGTAGAGTGCGACGACGATCGCACCGACGACGGCGAGTAACGCCTTACCGTAGCTTCTCACTGTTGTTCCTCTCAGCTGCCTGAATACGAATGATCTTGATGAGCCACCCGCACATGATCGTACCGACAGCCACGTAGATCACCGCGCGAATGATGAGGCCGACGCTCGACATGTCAGGCACACTTCCTAGACGCGCGACGGTTCGCACCGCGACATAGTCCAGTGTGAGTGCGAGACAGACGAACGTCGACTGGAGTAATCGACCGATCTCTGATGCCTCAAACTTAGATCGTACTCCGTAAATGAGGACGTTTCCGGTTGTGATGAGCGCTGCGAAGAACACCGCGACGTCACCGACTAACGTGAGAATAAGCTTCATCGCGGGTTTCTAATCGCCCTCTCGATCAGTGGGATGAGACCGTTGTTTACCCGAACGCGTCGCATAGCGTGCTCTAATTTATCAACTTCATCTCTTTGCTTACGAATCTCAGTGAGTGCCTCTTCCGCTTGCTGAAGCCCTTCGGATGGGCGCCGACGACGCCAGAAGCGAAGTCTCATCGAATCTCTTCTCCGGCAACCTTCGCAAGTGCCTTAAAGGCGGCGTCCGTCGTCTTCGACGACTCAAGCAATTGCCCATTCTGCTTGATGGCTTCCTCTGCGGCCTGACGCCAGCGATCTCGTTCTTCTTTAACTTCGTTATACATCCAGCGAGGAATCATTCGAGCCGTGAAGATGGCCCAGACACCAAAGGCGGTGAGTATCGCAAACCCACCGTCCTTCAGCGCTTCCCACGGAATCTCACCGAATGTCACGTCGCTTAACTGTCTTCTGCTCGCTGCGCGCCCTCGAAGGCAGCCTGCTCAGTCTCCTCGAAGGTGAGACCACCGGATCCATCCTGGGCGCCCTCACGAGCTGCCTGCTTGATCTCTTCAATGTTTGCGTCAGCCAGCTCGACCTGCTCCGGCGTGGTGATGTCCTCACCCCACATGTAGAGCTTACCCGATGGTACCGATAGGATTGTTCCGTTAGCCCAAACCTTCATTGTTCCGTTGGTGGCTTGAGTGCGGTAATCATTCAGATCGTCGGTGTCAACGAGTCGACGTCGAGTTTGCTTGTTCTCCGAAGCCCAAACGATACCGGACGTGTCACTTACCAGAAAGATCATGTCATCATCTCCGTCTGATCCTGTGAGAACTTCGAACAACCCACTGTGATTCCAACGCACACGAGAGCGCCAGAATGAGATATGCCAGTGTTCAAGATGCGATGAGTCAAATGGACTCTGGATGGCACCACCGTCGCAGCGGAATCGAACCACGTTTACACCGTCGAAGGTACCGGCAAACTCGCGACATTGTTGGATTCGAGGATCATACTTCTTTGCCGCAGTGTACATACGATTGGTGCCGTCGATCATTCGCTGATTGTTCTCGGTAGATCCCCACTGATGCGGAGTCATGTCACACGCAGAGCAGTCGTTCCAACTCATGTTGACGGTATCGAGTGTGTTCTGGATGGAGTAGTCACCCGAGCCACTTGCTCCTGGGACGTTAACGAGTGTGTTGCGAGAGCGATGATAGCCGGATAGATGATTTTCATCACCCTTGATGCCAAAGTTCGAGCTACCGACACCGTAGTGAGCTTTTAGCAGATTTCCGAGATCGATCACCGTTGGTGGCTGAACCTCAGCCACAACGATTGGGTCACTCATATTGAGTGGCATGACACCTCCTCACTGGACTCTATGATGATTGTACAGCGATTCTCGTTAACACGACACCGGGAGACCGACCTTTTGAGTCGATCTCCCGAAGACGTGTTGTCGCTACTAAGCGATCGCCTCGGCCGGTGCCTCCACCGGCGCGGTACCCGGCAACCAGACGTACGACTTCTGCGCGCCATCCGCGCCACGAACCTTGTAGATCCGATTCGTCACGCGTAGACGATACAGCGACAAGTAAGCCTTGTTCGGCGGGACATCGATCGCTGCGGCAAGCGCTTCCTTCGTGAGTGGCGTACCGGTATCAGCCGCCGCTACGATCGCCGCGAAGGCGCGCTCATCCTGCTCGATCGTTGCCTGCGGACGCGGTCGGCCGGCGTTGATCTTTTCGGTTGCCTCGGCAACGGGTTCCGTCATTATGAACTTCTCCTTCACTTGATGTGATGTTACCGGCGGATGTCCGAGCAGTTTACGGTACTTCCGCTCAGGTGTCAGGTTTGATTGTATCAAGTTTGAGTCGTACCAGTGGGTTCCATCGATGAGAAACTCTCGATCACCGATCTTGCTGCCCGCGTAGGAACCTGGAGATCCATCGAGAGCATCACGGATCCAACCACCGATCCAGCTACCGCAGTCTACCGTAATTCCCTTACCCCAGGTCATCTGAAGGCCACTAACATCCTTGAGCGGAGCGATCCGCCAGTCATCCGGGAAACCCATGATGCGGGCTACCTCACGGTGTGTTAGAGTGCGCGGTAGATGGGGATGCACAGTGGTGTAGAGTGACCCACCGGTGATCACTCGTGAGTATCGGTCTCCAGCCCAACGAACTGGAGTCGTGAATCCCATACTGAAGTTACTCCTGATGATCTTTTGCTCAGTTGCCACCCATGAATCGGGCAGTCGGCCGTGGGATTGATGGTAACGCTTGGCAACCGTAGCAATGCTTTCGCCTGCGTTCCATATCGTTCCACAAAGGAGGTCACGAATACGTCGAGTGATCGGATTGTCGATGCTACGGTTCCCGTCCACGCAGCCGATCGCGGATCGACGGCTAGCTGCCCACCAAGACGGTTCTTGATCATACGGAACCAGTTCCCAGGACTCCGGGAGAGTTGCAAGATCGCCGATGACCTCATCAAGCACCGGCACCCGGGCTGGAGCCACTCTCTCAACGCCGAACGGAACACGGCTGAGAACGAAGAAGTATCTCCGTCGCATCGATGAACCTCCAACCGCCAGCGCGTTGTGGAGGACGTGGTAAAGGTTGTATCGTTCATTCGTCAGTTCCTCAATCCGATTCCGAAGTCTTCGCATGAGGTCGAGTCCGTCGGGGCGGGTAAACGCCATCTGTACCGACTCAAAGACAGCAACCTGAGGAAGGCAACGAGCTGTGAACTCGATAAACGCCCACATACAGTGATTGATCTTGGAGTCAGCCCCGCGAAACTCCTTGCTTGACATGACACTGAATCCCGAGCAGGGAGGATTACCGAACACGACGTCAACCCCACCCACTGGAACCGTCCAGTGAGCTGGGTCACAGGACTCTGCCTGCCATCCATCTCCAAGAAGGTGACGGTTAGCCTCGCAGTTTGCGACACCGAACCCGCCCTTCATTTCTCGCTTACCGACAAGTTGAAAGCCGGCGGCCACCATTCCCATGGTGAAACCGCCGGCGAATCCTAGACAGTCTACGGCGCGATATGTCACCGTTCGACTGTATTAGGCTGACGCACAGACGAACTGATTCCAGGTGTCATTTGAGCGTGTGCACTTCACATCAGGATCGTCGAGTGCACGTCCACATCCTGGACACTTTGAAGACACGCCGTCGTACTTGCCAATGCGATCATAGTTGATGGTGTGCTTACGATACAGTTCAGTTTCGAGTCTCGCTGCGAGCTTATCACCCGTCTCTCCAGTTACGACCATCATCAGGTTCGTCAAGAACTGCCAGGTATCTCGCAGCTCGCCAAACGCCGCATCAGTGTTGATGTGCCGTGATGTTGCCCACGGCTTCCAACCAACCTCGTTGAGGAACTCGCCGATCTCCAACTGAAGCGCGAGTACCTGGTCTTTGATGTATGTGATGCGCTGCTCTGACGTCATCTCGGTGATGTTATTACCGAGTGTTACCTGGAGCTTGTGTTGCGCGTTAATCATGTCTGCGAGTCGATCCATCATTAAATCCTTCCCTTGAGTGCACGTGCGACACCCTCAAAGATGTCAATCGTAGGTGTGTGATATGCGAGCATCCGTGTTGGGTCGCCGACACGATTGAGTACGCCCATTGGCTTCGATAGGTCGTGATCAATATGTGGCTCATAATCAACGACATCCGCGACTAGATGTGCGAGGTTCCACATCGTTGTCGCGACGCCTGTGCAGAGATTGACGGGCAACTCGATGCCATCCTCGATGATGTTCATCATAGCAATCATGATGTCATCTACGTGGATGAAGTCACGTCGCTGATTCATCGTACCCCAGATCGTAAACGGATCCGTACGATCGAGTGCGCGCTGAATGAACGCCGGGAATGGATACGCAAGATCTTGATCCTCACCATATCCAGAGAATGGTCGCAGTACTGTGATCTTAACGCCACACTCACGTGCCGCCTCTGCCATCTTCTCACCATATAGCTTTGCCTCACCATATCGCCCATCTGGTTGATCGGGAGCATGGAAGTCGATGTCACTCTCTCGTAGGCGATAGTTATCGAGTGTTGCTTGAAGATGAGTGGGATATGCCGCACTGGATGAGAAGTAGACGACGTGCGGTTGCCTCGTTCGCACCGCCCACTCGAAGAGGTTCGCATCAAGCTGTGCGTTGAGATGCAGGTTCGCCGGCTTACCGTCGATCTCAACGCGGCCACCAACGTGATACGCCGCGTGAACTACGAGATCGTATCGCTTACCATTCGTTTGAAAGACGAAGTTAGCGTCACGGTACCATGGGTCCAAGTCGTCGTACTTAATGTCGCACATGTCGACGTTCCATCCAAGCGTGTCGAGATGTACGACTGTGTGACGACCAATGAACCCGGCGGAACCGGTGACGAGTGCCGTCTTAACCATAGATCCGCTCCTCGATCATTTTAAGGTATCGCTTCTCACGTAGCGCGTTATCGAAGTGCTCACGCTGCTTACGAATGAGCCACGTGAACGTTGTGGCAGATGCGTTAACCGCCGCGACGCGGTCTTGCAGATCCTTCGGGGTGTCGCAGCGAAGCCATGTTTTAAGTCCCGGATCTGCGTCACGGAGGATGTTGTTCTGATCATCATATTCAGGATGGAAGAAGCAGACCGTCCCGCCGGCGAACGCCTCCCACGGCTTCGCGGTTGCCCAACCGGAACCACTGGACGGTGTGGTGAAGGTGCAGCGCACGGAGTGTAGCTTGGGATAGTACTGGTCCCACGGGGCAGGCTTGATGTGTGCCCACTTGCCGTCGTAGATGGCGAGCTTTGCGCGTGACACGTCGCTCCACGTGCCGTGGATGAAGTACGGGTTGAGTGGCATGACCCACTCAGTCATCACGTTCACACGCTTCCGACGCTCGTTGACGCCGATCGCGCGTGCCTCGTTGACGAACATTCCAAACTTGCCGGGACGATCGAAGTTATCATTCCACTGGATGAGGTTGCCAAAGGGTGTCCCGGGAGCGAGACCGTTGATCTCCAGTCGTGAGTATACGTTTTGCACACCGGCGGTCCACACACTCGCATCGTCCGTGTAACCGAGGTTTTGATGCGTCTTGTAGTCAACGTCTCGCATCTTCTCGAAGAACGACTTAAATTCTTCCTTGTCGTTCCCGTCGTAACGCTCATGCTTGATGCGATGCCAGAAGTTGTACTGTGTCAACACCGGATGACGAAGCGGCCACTTCAAGTCGCGCATCTTCATGTAGTTACGTGCGTCCGCGTTGAGATAGATCTCCTCGCGCGTGAATGGATTCTTGTCCCGCCACTCGTTGATACCCTGCAGGATGAACGACACGTAGTACGTACACCAGTCGTGGGGCTTGGTGAGCACGTCACGGTTGCCGACCTTGGGAATCGGCATGTTCGTCGAGCCGTGCTGACCAAGCCAGATGACGTACGCATCCATCTCGAGCATGCGATCACGGGTGATCTCAGCAGTGATCTCGTTCGCCTTGAGGTGTTCCTCGACGGTGAGATTGGCGTGATTGAGGTTGGCGGCATTCAGCTGCTGTCGCAGCTTGGGTCCCCATATGATCCATGGGTTGATGATGTTCTTCGGCATGCCGACGTGATTTGGGTACTCGCCGGTGTTGCGTCCGATGAGGTAGAAGTGATCATCGGGATGACGAAGCGCGAGTTCCTTGACTACCGCGACCATCTCAACGTCTCCGCCGAGATTGCCACACTTATCCAGTGTGAGCGGCATCGAGCGACCGATCTTACCATAACCGATCTTCATACGACGTTCGCCCTCATGAGATCAGCCACCCACAGTCCGAGTGATGCACGCGTCTGCGTCGGCATAAAGTCGAGTTTATGGATCGCTGCAAAGCAGCGATCAAGCGCCTGGATGATAGTGGCGCATCCGTTGAGATCAACTTCCTTGAGCGCGGCAACGAACTCGTCGGTGAACGTCATACCGAACATCTCATGTGAGAGATCTACGATAACATCATGTTCATTGCGAGTCTGTCGCACGGCTGGGTTGCCGTAGTACACCGATAGATTGAAGTGATCCATTACTCGACGTGCGAGATAACTTGCCCAGATGTCATCATAGCGTCCGATACCTGGGAACATGAACATTAGCGGCGCGACATCATAGCGGTACACGGTTGCCTGTGAGTTGAATGGTGCCCAGACACCAGGAGGCGTGATCGTATCAAACTCAACATCGTTCACGGTGGGGTTGAGTACCATTCGCTCGATGGCGTCTATGTCGGGATCACCTACCCACAACATAGCTCCCACCGCGATGTCGACGTCAAAGCGTTGTGCGTAGTCGGGATCGATGTCAGCGTGACGTTGTGAGAGTGGGAAACCGCGGTGCGTCACGTTTGGAGTACATGCACTACCTGGGTTGTACCACTCAACCCCGGTAACGATGTCGGTATCTCCGGGAGTCTCCATCACGTTGATCATCCGTGTGATCTGATCGTCGGTCATTGGTTCGTTGTCGTCATCGATGGTAATAATGTGATCAGGACGAAGTTTAAGTGCCTCGAGAAGACCGATGTTGCGACGTTGAATTGTGTTCCATCCAAGAACATCCGAGATACTCCAGTGTGTCTGCTGATCTGGAGCCATATACCGCGTGTTGATACCGTCCGTACCTGTGATGTCTCGGAGAACGTTGATCACGTCTTGATGTGGTGTCTTCTGGTCCCCAATGACGATGATGTGATCTTCTTCGTCGAGTCCTATGGACCATCCCTTGAGAACAGTTGGGACGTTAATCGTAGTCGTAATAAGCACCTTCACTGGATGACTCCTAGGTCGATATGGAAGGTGGACGAGCCCACTACAGACGAGCTCGTCCACAACTCTACCACACTCGCTGAACGACTAGATTAGAAGGGAAGTGGCGGTGCGCCGGTCGGTGCGGGCGGTCCGCTAGCCGGCGCAGATGCAGCCGCTGGTGCTGCTCCGGGAGCGACCGGACCTCCTGGAGTCGCTACCCCAGTTACCGTACCCGGTGCCACCGGACCACCGGTTAGAGGAGGAAGGATGGCCTTCACATCGTTACGTTCAACGCCCTGCCAGGTTCGTGAACCGAGCTGAATTCGACACGTTCGATTCAACAACGCGTCACATGCAGTCGCGAGACCCTGCCGGCCGGCCGGTAGTGAGGACCAGTAGTTCGCATCGAGTCCCATCGCCGCCATCTGTCGGAAGAAGATGGCGATCGCCATCGGGTTATCATCCGACAGCACGAGTTGAGTAGGAACCTTGCGACCCTGATGTGGCCCCTCGATGATCTCAAACTTGATGCGTGCCATCAACTTCTGAGTCGAAGCGAGATCATCTCGCGCGTCGACGATCTTCACGGAATACTCACCGTCCGGTACGGGTGAGAGTTGTCCCTCCGAGTCTTTGAGCAGATCATTCCACGACTTAGTGGTCACGCCTCAACCTCCATCATATTCACTTCTGAGTAGATCTTCTTCATCATTGCCTCGATATCCGGCTCGGCCACCGTGTCTCCAAGTACTCCCTGAACACGTTCACCAGACTCGAATTGTGGATGTGTGCCAACGAACAGCTGCCGCACCTTCTTTGTGTTTTGCCCGTTCTCATCCGCGACAGAGTCGACGTACAGGTAACCGCAGATATCGACCATGTACGGTAGTGAGACGCCAATCTGACCCTGCATATACGGTCGCCACTTACCGTTGCCCTCACGAGTTTCGGCGATCATGACAACACACTGGATGGTATTCGGCATCTCGGTGAGATCGCGAAACGCTCGAATCGTACCATCCATCTGCACTAGAAGCTGCCCCCAGTCTTGGATCTGCATCGCTTCTGTACCCTTGAGGTTGGCCTTAAGTCGACGTTGGATCTCGGTAATGGAGTCAATGACCACGGTAGTGAATGAGTGTGGTCGCTGAGTGAGCCACTGATATACCTGCTGCACCTGCTGCCAGTGTGTTACCGTGACGATGCATGCATCCCACTTACCGTCATACTCGGGTGGTGGATCCTTTGGATCCCAGTAAGTCTTACGTACCTTGATGAACTTCCAGGAACCCTCCGCGTCGAGCACACAGATCGGCTTGGGTGCGGTTGATGACAGTGTCGACTTGCCGACCTTCGCCGCCGCGTGAATGAGAAGCGATAGTGTCTCGCGTGTCGTCATATTCATCACTCATCCTTCGTCGTTAGTGAACGATCTACGAGATAGTAACTCAGTGGATCTCCCTTCACGAAGTACTGGTTTATCATATCCTCTACCCGTGACCCATCATCGAACAGTGGGCAGATGGCTGCAAAGTCGCAGTCCCACGCACACGCCTCGGTGGGTGTCGGGTATGCGACGCGATATGGAGTGATCTTATACGCACCGCCTGGTGGGTTACGAAGTTGTCGCTCGGTGTTCAGGATGTCGCCGATCGTACCGATGAGTCGATGACGCAGTGATGCGAGTTGGTGAGCATTGTGCCAGATGACGTGTCGCTGGAAGAACGGTGGCTTCGCAGCGGCAGTACGCTTCACACGGCGAATCATGTTAAGTAACGCGCCGTCACAACGCTCCTTCACCGAGTTGAGATACTCGATGAGGTGATACAGCAGAAACTGCTCATTCGCAGCGGACGCAGCTACCTTAGGTGCGAACGCGGCAACCGTCTTGTGGTCGATGAACAGACGCACCCCGTCACTGACTCGACGAACACGAGCGTCGAGTTTGGCGATAACGTAGACGGGATATGATGGGTCCTCATTGGGCACGAGTAGACGTGCGTCAAGATACTGCTCTGAATCGATGATATCCAGATCTGAGTCGACACCCGTTTCCTCCAGCCACTGGATGTAGCCCTCCATCATGGCTCGCTCGAGGTCGGCATCCTTCTTCCAGTCTTTGAGGAGCTGTGATTGGTTGGGTGGTTCGAGTGATTTATAGAGATCTGAACTCATGAGTTGCTTGAGATCATCTTCGATGAGAAGATTAAGTGCGGTAAGTGGGTCGATGCGACCACCGTCCACAGTGGACGGTCGATACCAGTATGACAACGCACGGTGAACGCGGTCGCCGATGGCGCGTGGTCCCGTACCGCGATCATTCTTAGCTCGCAAGCCACGGAACCACGCTAACCACCACTTACGTCTGCAGCGCTTGAACGTTTGAATCTCTGAATTAGAGACAAGTCTTGCGTTGGATCTTAAAGATATCTGTGCTGATCGATCCGCGTAATGAGCAAACGGATCCACGAGGGTCGACGGTGTCGAGCCCGATAACCCCGTGGCTTGAAGTCGTTCAGTCGTTGGAGTGTCATGACCGTCTCCTGTCATACCGGTGCCCCCAGGAACGAGCTACGAATCCGCTCTGCCTCCTGATCGAGATGTGAGATATCTTGACTTGCCTGACTTAGCGTGAATCTATCACGCGTAATTTCCTCCAGTCGCTCGAGTTTCTCAGTAAGTCGAGCGATCTGAAGAAGTTCCACAGTTCCATCTGTGACGATGTCGATGATGTGAACTGAGTTATGGATCTCGGAGCCAATGCGATGAACGCGATCCTCTCCCTGAAGGTTATCGATCATTGACCACGAGCGCTGCAGTCGAATCAGAGTATCCGCTGCGGTCATCGTTAAACCAACTCCTCCGGCCTTCAGTGTGAAGAGTAGGCAACGAAGGTCGCCAGCTTGAAAAGCGTTAAGTGCGCGATCACGTTCGTACTCATCAACGGCACCCGTGATGAGTCCATATTTGATTTTTTCTTTATCGAGCCGACGTGCCGCGAGTTCGATCAACTTACGATGCTCCGCGGCAACCGCCACTGGCTTATCACCTAACTCATCCAAGATAGCGATGAGTTCGTCGACCTTAGGTGACGGCTCAGTGAGTTCCACGGTCCAGGTGGAGATATCGTTAGGATCGGGTCCGACATCGATCTTGCAGTACGAAGATGATAGCTGCAGCAGTCGGATCTGTGCTGAGAGATTGTTTGCCGCAACCAGAAGTTCACCATTATCGAGACGAGTGATGAGCGACTTGGAGAGATCATCATATGCCTTCTTTTGCTTAGGAGACATTTCTACGAGTCGAGTGGATCTTATCTTCTGTGGAAGTTGCGTAAGTACGAGATCTTTCGGCATACGACGAAAACGTGGATCGAAGATCTTGAAGAACTCGTCACGGGTGTGCGGGTTTAGCCCAACGACGTCGAGTCCACCAAACGAGTTCCATGCCTGAAGTGCGTAGCGATCTACGAACTTACTCTTCGTCGGATACTCTTGCGGTGCGATGGCACGCATGATTGACCAAAGGTCGCTCGGGTCATTCGCAAGAGGCGTGCCGGTGGCACCGAAAACATGAGAGACAGACTCAGCCGAGGTAAGAGCCCAAACGGCACGAGTCTGCTTCGCCTTCGGATCCTTGATACGGTGCGCCTCATCGATGATGACGACCCTGAACGGTATGGTGTTGAGGACACGTGGGTGAACCTCACATCTCGCCGCGGTACAGTCGGGTGTAGATGTCCTTGGGTCGCAGGCAACACAGCGCGCCAGTCTCATCGAACCAAAACCGGACAAACGGGAGAGACGCATCAACGACTCGTAGTTCGTAATCACTAACGAAGTTGAGTCCTTCACCGCCGCTTGGAGGATCTTGGTTCGGTTGAGCGTCGTTCCCGTGAGAACGTAGGGCGTCGCCTTCGATGTCCACGTCGCCGCCTCCTTTGCCCAGTTGACCTTCACGGAGTTGGGGCAGATCACGAGTGCGGGTAGTGACTCGGGACTTGTGCGATCGATGAAGTCAAGCAACTGGATGGTCTTCCCGGTACCCATTTCATCACCGAGAAGTGCGGACTCAGCGTGAAGTAGAAAGTTCACACCGGCGCGCTGGAATGGGTAGAGGTTGACGTTCCCAACCGGTGACTCGATCAATCCGCGAAGCTCCATTGCCAACTTCACTCGCTGGGAGTATTCCTCCCATGACCAACCTCTGAGTGCCTCACCAACGGTTAGCTTATCACCAAACATCCCGCGCAATTGGACACAGGCAGCCCACGTAAGTGGTATCGTCCAGTAGCTGGCAGTGGCGTCCCAACGCGAACCTGGGATCGCCTTAATGAGCTCCTTGTCATTCCAGTGTGTCTGCACGCCGATGACGTCATCGACGATGTCGGCGTGTGGCATTAGAAGATCGTTCGAGACGTCGTGGTGTTCATGCCGCGAAGTGTCAGAACGTCACGTGCGAGTTGTCGATGACGCAACACGCCGTCCGCGATCGCGGAGAGTACGTCTTCGTAGAGTTTGATCACAGCCTCCCGACGTTCGTCGTCATTCTCGATCAGTACGACCTGTCGGAGCCGGTTACGTAGTTCATTTTGTGTCATCATTCGTCCTTGTCTATGAACTTTTGGGCCTGTATGGCTAGAGCGATTGTAGCTCATCCATGAGGTTTGCGTAGTCACGTGGGTAGTGAGTCAGCAGCGCAAGTAACACGTGACGTGCGGCTGCGTTCGCGTGACCATCTCTCGTTAGCTTATGCCAATGTAGCTTTTTCAGATCGCTTACGCCGGCCATCTTCATAGCCTCAGCTCGTCCCTGTAGCACGAACCTGTGATTCAAACGATTACTGGTCTCGGTGATGTATCGCATCATACCGATCGCCTCTAGTGCGTCTGGTTGAAAGGACATCGTGCGACGATCGGGAGTGAACCGCTCCACCACAACGATCCATCCACTCATTTCTTCAAGGTATCGACGAACGTACGTTGCCGCCACGATGGGTGACAGCTCGATGGACATGAAGTATTGATATGTTCCTCGCCACTGGAAGATCGCCACACCACACATCGCGCCGGGATCAACAGCCGCGATTGTTATGTTAGCTAATGAACTTATCGTACTCTGTCTTACTGCCCCACCTCTTCCCGACGGAGACGCTCGCGGTGACTGGGACGGTGAGGAGTCGGTCATCGTTCATCACCTTCTTAAGTGTGTGCGCGACTTCATGGATATGTTCGCCCGGGACGTCGAGCGCGATCTCATCGTGAACTGGTACCACCATGAACTCACCGAGACCGGCAGCGTCACACTGGAGAATCTTCATCTTGAAGATCTCCGCTGCCATACCCTGGATGAGGTAGTTTACGAGTGCGTATTCCTTACCGTCATCTGAAGGGTGACGACGTCGTGTGAGTGGCGAACGAACGTATCCCACTCCCTCGGACGCCTTACGCTCAAGCGCGGTGCGCTGGATGAGATTTTGAAACTGGCGGACCAGCGGGAAAGATTGATCAAACGCGTGCATGGCAGCCGCCGCTTGTTCCTCAGTGACGCCTGCCGTGATCGCCAGCTTGCGGATCCCAGCTCCGTAGATCTTACCGTAACCCACGTTCTTAGTGATCTGGCGACGAGGATCCGACTTGATGATCGTTTCATCGCGGAAGAC